CAAATTTAAAACTTTAATTTCTAAGTCAATTAGTGAGATAACGTCTTTTAATATGTTTACTAAATTTGCCATTAATAAGGTTGATTTATTCTTAATAGTATACCTTTAAATTCTGTGTAGTCTGTTGGGTTTATGTCATCCATATAATATTGTATGGCATTATAAGTAATTACGGCTTCGTTATATCTTCGATTCAAATCGTACCAAATACCAGAAACATTCTCAGAGTTCTCGTGTAGAACTTTTGTTAGTCCAGTAGTTGTGGCTCTGTTAACTAAGTCACGCAAATAAATATAATAGACAAAACCTTTTAACATCTCTTTTATCCCATCAGAGATTGTTAAGATGTCATTAGTTTGGTCTTCAAAAGGATTAAAAACTTTCAAATATTTTGCCGTCTGTGGTACTTGTGGAGTACCAGTTAAGTCAGCAATAAACAAGTCATATAACTCTTTACCAAACAATTGTAAAAGATAACTTCTTTGTATATCGTCTATGTATGTTTGTAAATCATTTGTTTGCAATGGGTTAGTAGGTATAACATACTTACCGTTAGCAAAATCAGAAACTTGTAATATTGACATTTGTGTTTATTTTTTTATTTTTCCGAGTTGCTTTATAGTTAAAATCTCAGCCACGTTTAAAGATATTGTGTACTCGACACCTTTTTTTAAACCTTTGTGGTCTTTAGTAGCTATAAAAACAACCTCTTCATTTGAATTAGATACTCCAGTAAAGTCTAATTTCTTAGACTCTACCTTTGTAACTTTTTTCTTTGTTCCTTTATTACTCATTATGGAGTTTCTAATGCTGCTGCATCAGTAGCGAAAACACCTTTAATGAATGCAGAACGTGAGTTATTTTTAACAACTGTTGCACCTCTCCACTCAGCTAATACTGTAACTAAGTTTCTTGTAAAGTCATCAGAATCTCTACCTACTTCAATAGATACTTCACCTCTGTCATAAATAGTAGCTAAATCAAAGTTACCTATTAGGTACTGTCCAACAGTAACTAAAGTTGTTGCAATGATTGGAATACCGTCCATAGTAAGAGAACCAGCAATAATTGCTAGACGCTCAACATAACGCTTATCTGTAGCAGATACCTTAACCATTTTCAAAGCAGTAATGTCGCTTGGATTCATAAAGATATAGTTAGGTGCATCGTGTTCAGCTAAAGCAATTTGATTAGCAGCAACTGAAAGAACGTCAACCTCGTTAGCATTGTCAACTGTATCAGCGAAAGTACCAGCTGCAAATGCAGTAGCGACTGTTCTAATACCGTTCATATTTGGAGCAGTACCGTTACCAGCATAAACTTGAGATTCAACATCTAATAACAACTCACGCATCAACTCATTGTTGATTTCAGAAGCCATAAAGTCAATATCGTTTAACATCTCTTCAGAGATTTTAATAAACGCAGTACGCTTAACAACTGTTTCAGAAGCTACAACTAAATCAAAATCAATTTTGTTTTTTACTGCACCTTCAGCAGTACCACCAGCAGAACCTTCTTGGTTAGCTTGGTATACCCAAGAAATAATGTTAGATGTTGCAGTACCTCTAGCACATACGTCCATCAATCTAACTCTTCGAGTAGTAAGGTTGTTAACACCTTCGATACGTTGTTCAACTGGTACATTACCACCGCTAATATTACCAGCAATTGTCATTGTTCCAACTGTCTTGAAAGAAAGACCTTCAGAAGAACGTGAACCTTTCATAGCTTCCAACTTATCTAAGTTGTTTTCTAATGATTTACGAACATCGTAAACTGGAGTTTCAGACTTTTCAGCTTCAGTTAGTTTTTTGATTGCTACACCTTGAGCAGCTAATGCTTTATTCAACTGACCCATTTGCTCAGATTGAATATTTAATAATGATTTGTTTGCTTCAGAAATTTCTTTTTCTGTTGCGTCAGTACGGTCTTTAAGTGCTTTAAATGCAACTGCGTTAGACTCGTTAATTTCGTTGAAAACTCCAGCTTGTTTTTCTGCCGTCATTCCATCAAAATTTTCTTTTGAAATACCTTTTTCAGAAAGGTAAGTTTTTAATGTAAACATACTTTTAAAATAAATATGGATTAATAATAATAGTAGACTCTTTGACTACTTCTTCTTTAATTTGAGTGTCTAATGACGGCTCTGTTTTTTGAGTGTCTTCTAATGACGGCTCAATATCTTTTGCTTCAATAGTAGGTGTAAGTGTATTACTACCTTCTAAAACTGCACTTATCTCAATTAGTTTAGCTTCTTTAACTGCCCAAAAATAACCGTTTTCTTCAGCTAGTTCTTTGTTGCCTATGTCGTTAATATATTCATTCCAAACTTTATACTCTTCAATCTCTTCAGCATCGTTAACTGCTAACTCAACCTTAACGTAATACATACCTACTGAGTGCTGGTCAACATCACCCTCTTTATATTGCGTAAACATCATTGGGTTATAGTCCTTTAAAATTTTTGTGTCCATAGCAACAACCGTTGTAGTACCAACTTTATTAACACCTAAGTCAGTCCACATAACTTGTTTTTCATAAACTTTTAATGCCTTACCAATCTGTGCGTCACGTTGTTGTATATGGTCGTGTAGATGCCATATCTTATCTTGTCGCTCATCAATAGACTTTTTAAATGTGTTCTTAACGTGTACATCACCGTGTGAATCTAACCAATTGTAAGTGTTACCTATAATTGTACGTCTTAAAACCTTGTCAGTATCATTAGCTATTGAGGTACTCAACGCTTTGTTTACTGGTCTAACCTTATTTTCTATAATCATCGAAGCGTCACAACTTTTAAATTGAGCCTTTTTAAACTCAATATGCTCTTCTTTATTTGCAATAAGTTCTTTAATAAAATCGTTCATTTGTTTATGATTTGCTTATCATTAAGTTGCTTAGTCTTAATCTCTTTTAGCTTCTTAATTTGTTTGGTTGTTAGTTTCTTGTCCATTGATATTTATTACTAGTTCAGTATTATTTAGGCTTTCTAAATAACCTAACGCTCTTAATTCGTCTACGGTCATAGCACCAACAAATTGTTGAGCCACGTTACTAGGCATTCCGTTAATAGCTTGTAACACTTTATTTGTACTTGCTTTAAGTTCTTCAATGCTGGTAACATCAATAGTAACTATATCATCAGAACCTAAACGCTCGTTAAGGAACTTTGTAGTCGATTTAAGAACCTTTTTAGCTAGAGGTATATAAACATCTATAGCAGCCGTTTTTCGTGCCTCTGATACGTTGTTATAAGTAGACGATGCATTATCATTAAATAAGACGCTAGGCATACCGTAGGCAGCACATAACAAACGTAGTGAACTAACAATACCATCTAGTAGCTTTAAGTCAGTAGGTGACATCCCAGTCTGAATGTACTTTAAATCTGTGTTGCTTATCTTAATACGGTTGAACTTATCAGCACCAGCAACCTCATCATTGAACTCATTCTGTAAACGGTCACGGTCTTTTTTAAGCATTGGAGTTTCAGAACGATTAGTTAGGATGCCCACAATACCTCTATTTTTAAATATAGATGCCTCAGCTTTAAACTTTTCACTTGACGATTGTACAACAACCCACAACGCTTGTAAAGGTGACATACCTAAATGTATTTCAGTATCTTGTATGTTAACTGAGTTGTTAGTTCTTATGTGATTAATCTCTTCTAATGGAATGCTAAACTCTTTACCTTTAGAGTTAGTGTACTTATAAGCTAATAAAAAACCAGCTTTACTAACGCCTAATTCAATTTGATTACTAGGTATAACAACCAACTCATCACCAGCACCAATACCTTTTACGTTCCATTGGTAACAGTTACCAGTAGTAAGTAGGTTAACATAGCAGTCAACAAAAAACTCTATCTCTGTTTGTTTGCTATTAGGGTTCTTTAATAACTCTAATACTGTACCAGCTTCATTTATTTTTTGCCCTTCAGCATCTACATTTATTAAGTCAATAGAAGCCGTTGTGTTAGCTATCTTATTCACTACCATATAAACTAATGGATTCTCACCATAAGCCTTTAGGTATTTAGATTGATTTGTATTAGAGCCAAATATATCTTTAAAATAGTTGTTTAAAACGTGGAACGTGTTACTAGAATTGTAAAGATTAGGCACACTAGGTGACCCACTAACAAAAGATTTTCCAGTAAATAGTGACTTGAATGCTTCTAGCCGATTTGACATAGGTGTTGTATTTTTAACAAAGATACTAAAAAAAAAATTAATAGTTAATATTTTAACACTAATGTTAAGACGTAAAAAAGACCAGCTAACTTAATAACTGGTCTAAGGTGCGGCACACCGATAATATTAACAAATGTTATTTGCTACTATTAGCTTCTTTATATAGGGGGAATCTCACCCCCTTTGTTTTTTTAGTCTATTAATTGTTCTTTTTTATATACTCTATTTCCAATTGAAAACCCAGATTTCCATAATTGTTCACCAGCACCAATACCAACAACGTGGTAATAATCTTCAAATTCTTGGACAATTTTTTCTGTAAATGTTGAGTTACCAACTTTGTAAGTAATTGTTTTGTCTTCCCAAATAATAATTGTTGAATTTTTCATCTTGTTTTTTTTAATTGTTTGTCGTTGTTTACATTTCAAAAATACTGAATCACTCTGGACTGACAATGGAAATATATACTTTTTTTTAAAGTAATTTTAGTTTTGTAGGTTTTATAGGGGTTACAGAGCCATATTTTTTTTACTTTTTTTTAGTATTATTTATTAAAAGTGTTGTTTATGGTGTTTATTAAAGGTATTAATTAAGGGTATTTATTAAGGGTTAACTTTATAGATA